CCTGATGTCTGCTGCCCAAACTTTGGGTAAAAATAGCTCTGTTCAGGGAGGTGCCGCTGCACTAGGTGGGCTAGTCCAAGGAGCTGCGACCATCGGTGGTGCCGCACTTGTAAACAAAGGACTTCAGGGTGTTGTTGGAAAGCTGGCACCAGGGGCTGCAGAGGCGGCGAGTGGGGCAATAAAATCAGTTGTTCCAAAACTAGGTGGGGCACTTGCTGTTGGTATGGGGGCCGTACAGGTTGCTAATGGTGTCGCTACGGGTAACAAGGGCGAGATTGGCTCTGGTATTGGCTCTACTGCTGGTGCACTTATTGGTGGTGCTATTGGTACTGCTATTGCTCCTGGTATAGGGACTTTCCTGGGAGGTATGGCTGGTAGCTTTATTGGTGGTTGGGCTGGTAATGCAATTGCTACTTCTATGGGTGGTGACTCTTCTACTGTTGGTTTGGGAACTTCCAATCCAACTGGAGGTAAGCCTGATTTTGCCCTTCCTGTAAAGGGTCCTATTACTTGCAAGTATGGTGTAAAAGATAACATGCACCCAAATGGTCACCACGGTGTTGACTTCGGTGTTGCCGAAGGAACCCCAGTTCAATCGGTTGGTGCAGGTAGAGTAATTGACACTTCAATCAGTAAGGCTCTAGGAAACACAATAAAGGTAGACCATGGCAATGGCTACGTAAGTAGATACTGCCACTTACAAACTACTCTGGCTAGGGTTGGTGACAACGTAGTTAAGGGCCAAGTTATTGCTAAATCAGGTAATACTGGTACCGCAACTACTGGTGCTCACTTGCACCTTGAAATGTATAAGAATGGGTCTTACATGGACCCTATGCTTGTCCTAGGCGGTGCAGTATCTGCAGTGACTGGCTCTGCGGAAAGCGGTGCTGGCGCTACTGGTGCTACCAGTGCCGTTGGTTCAGCAGCTGCCCTAGGTTACAGTCCCGATTACTCTGCGCCACAAAAAGCCTCTGTTCCAGCATCATACTCAGGTGCTGGAATTGCTGGAGGGGCAGCTAGCGTGTCTACGTCCACTAGCGGTGCCAGCAATGGGCGAGGGGATGTATCTCAGGCAGGCGTCTCTGCAACAGCCCCTAAGGGAACTGGTGGTGGCACTGGTCCAGTCGGTAACTCTGGGGGTAACAATGTCACAATTAACCTTTCTATTAAGGATGCAAGCGAAAGTGAAGCACGAAAGTTTGCTCAAATGGTAAAGAATTTCCTAGAAACAGACCAGCTCACTACTAGTATGGGAGCCCTATAATGAGTGACAAAACTTATCAGCCCTATAGCTTGCCCTACTCTCCAGCAGGGGCAACTAAAGACCAAACTAAATTGTTTCAACTTTGGGAAAAATTCAATACTTATCTTGCGCAGTTTAAAAAGATTGAGAAAAAGTATAGCGAAGCAAAGAACGAATACGAGTCGTTTGTTGATAGCGCTTCTCTTAGGATTACAGCACAAAAACAATACGTAGACACTAATGTTGCTACTATTTGGGTTCTCCAAGACGCCTACTACGCTGAGGATTTGTACGTTGGAGAACAAATTTTTATTACTGGAGTATCTAAGCCATACTTTGGTAATCATGAAATACTAAGTGTTGGTGACATTGTTGACACCTTTTACAAGCAGTTATCTTTTACGGTCTCTCACGCTAACTTATCAATTGAAAACTCAAAAGCAACAATTTTTCTTGCATCAGACGCATACACGGCAAATAACAGGTATAAAAAGTTTATAGACGCCAAAAAAGCATGGCAGGATAAGAGTAAACAACTAGACGCTCTTAAAAAACTTATTGACGGTAAAACTACGCCTACTTCTTCAGTAGACTCCGCCCCTGGAGACAACACTGGTTTAATTACAGCTCCAGATGACACTGCTCCAGTAAAGATGAACCTACCTGGAATTAAAGAACTTTATTTTACTGAAAATTCTAGCTATACAGACAATGTACTGTTCACTACTTCAGGTAATAGGCCAAGCGTAGAAATTGACAGAGCAAGCAAGCTTTGGAAGAGTGCCTCCCAAAATGGCAAGGGAATGATTCAGACCTACGTTATGCCTATCGCTACTGACACTAACGGTAAGCCAGCTAATCCTGAGCTCTACACTGTTCGAGACATTAACAAATCTCGTTATGGGTTTAGGTTTATTTACAATCCTGGAACTATATCGATGACGTATGCAGGAACTCCAGCGGTGGATGTTGGTCTTGAAGTTAGTGGTAGAGATAAGATTCCGCTTATTGGTTCAGCAGCAAGTTCTAGCACGCTTACTTTTAATCTACTTATTAACCGCATGAATGACATGAAGTACCTTCATTCTTTGAATTCAAAAGAAGATTCATTTCAAAGAGGCACGTTTACTGCACAGCCTGATTTTAAAGACCTATATGGTGTGGCCCCGTCAACTGAAGAGCTGATGCAAATTCGTGACCGTGGAACCATGTACGACATTGAATTTCTTCTTCGTACGCTTATTGGGTATGCACTTCCTAGTCAGCTCCGTAATTTTACTACTGCTGATATTGGTTACCTTGGTGCCTATCCAGTGGAGCTCCACCTAGGAAAGTCTCTTCGCTATCTTGTTACTATTAACTCTTTTGATTTAGAGCACACAATCTTTACTAAAGACATGGTTCCAGTTTTTACTAACATGCGTATTACTTGCAATCGTCTTCCTGACTTCCCATATAACGCTGGGACTAAATCTGCTCTTGAAAGTTATTACGGAACAAATACTAGTGGAAATGCGTCTCAGGACTCCAAGGATAAGGCAGGAGGTAACTAATGATTTATTCAGATAGCCGTTACTCTAATGGGTATTTTTTTAAAGCTCAGGATTCTAGAACAGGCCGCTACAACACTACTGTGTTTAGAAAGTTTCCTGTAAGTAGGTCTGATTTTTATCAGTATGTGTGGGTAGAGCGAGATAGAATCGACGTAGTTGCTCAGCGAGTTCTTGGTAATGCTAACTTTTGGACAAAAATCATGGATTTTAATCCAGAAATTTCTGACCCATTAAACATTGCCCCTGGAACTGTGATAAGGATTCCACGTGTCTAGTGTACAAACAGGAAAGTACAGGAGAGGTACGGATTATTCCGTATCTTTTCCTACTTTGCCATCGTTGACTGCTCAGCCAAGAAGAGCAGAAATTTTGCAAAAACAATACTCACATGACCTTCTTGTACTAGAGTTTTCTAACACAAGCCCGCTATGGTTTGAGACTGTGAAGACGGGTGTCCCAATTAGATTCATTTGGAAGCAAAACGAGCACATCAACACTTTTTTTGGCTATGTTTCTTTTATTTCAAAGAGCTCATCAGGTCAGATTGAAAACATAATGGAAGTTCACAGTATTGGAACGACATTTCCTCTTAAAGAACGTACGACTAAGGTATTCAGCAATACAACTATTCCAAATGCAGTAAAAAGTATTGTAGAAGAATATGGGTTTAAGTTTTTTGGTGAAGCTCACGACCGAGTATTTGACCAGCTAACTATTGCTGGACATTCTTACTGGGAATGGATTCAGGAACAGGCCAAGAGAATTGGTTACGGGGTTTTAGTAAATGGCATGGAATTCTACTTCCGTCCATTAGACAAGTTAATTGACCAGGGCGTAACTTCAGTCCCCGTACTGAGTCTTTCTGGAGCATCTACACCTATTAATACTCAGTTCTTAGACCGAACTTTGGACTCGTTCACAGTACTAAATGGTGAGTATGTTGAAGACCCGTCTAGACTCAGAACAACCAAGCAAGTAGGCGGAGTTGACCCAATTAACGCCACAGTTATAACGGGTAAATCATCTCCCAATAATGTCGGAGATGCTCTTCGTACGTCTGTGAGTGATGTTCTATTCTCTGAAGTTCGTTCAGAGCAGGTAGTGCATGACTACACTTCTGCTACTAGCTCTTCTGAGGGAGCCGCTACTATGGCCCGCATGAACATGCCCGCCAAGGTCAAGTGCCAGGGTGACCCTAGAATTAGACCATTCTATCCTGTTCTTATTCAAGGCACTGGTCCTGTAACAGATGGTTACTGGATACCTAAAGAAGTCAAACATATGTTTGCTCGACTTGGTGATTACCAAATTGAAATGACTGTTACGTCTGATGGTACTGGGGCCAATAACCTCACTGCGAAGAGACAGGGAACAGATACTGTTGTAGGAATGGTAGACTTAAACAACGCAGTTGAAAATAGTGGGACTAATATGAATGCCCCAGCTATTGAATCAGTTACGTTGCAAGTTTTAAATCCACTTCAGTCGCAGACAAACCAAGGCTTTAATAGGACACCTGCTCTCTGGAGATACACTTCATCGAAGGTCACCGCATAATGGCTAATACAAATAACTTACAAGAATACGCCGTGTCTTTGCCGTTCACAATAAATCCTAACGGTGTAGTGAACGATACCGTTTTTCAAGAAAAAATTTGGGCTGATAAGGTTTTGTCGGTAATTGGTACTGGAGTTAGCGAAAGACTCCTTAGATATAACTTTGGTTCAAAGATGTATCAGGAGCACTTTGGGACTCAAACAGCTGCCAAAGAGGGCATCTATAGAGAAATCTATACTGCGTTCAGTACTCACCTACCACTATTAAGTCTAAAGGACGTGTTGTTTTCTCAAACAGAAAATGACTCTGAGTTAGTTGTAGAAGTTAGATATTCTCTGCCAAATGACTTGGAAACAACAACATACATAGGAAAAGTAAGCCTTAGGGGCGATTATCCAGCTAGTGAGGAATTCTAATGGCAAATAACATCCCAGTTTCAATCGACTACACAAACAGAGACTATTACTCACTAAGAGCAGACTTGATTTCAAGAGTCCAAGCTAGACTTGCTGACGCAGGAAAGCTTTGGACAGCAACTGATGCTGCGGATTTTGGTGTGGCGTTTGTTGAGGCCATGGCCTATGTTGGTGACGTAACCAACTACTACATTGACCGTATGGCCAATGAATCAAACTTAGCTACCGCTACTCAACGTCAGAGTCTTTTAAACATCGCTAATTCCTACGGGTATGTACCATCTGGGTATAAGAGCTCGATTATTGACCTAACATTTTCTAACGCTACTTCTACTGAACTGGTAATCCCAAGTGGCACCCAGTTAACTACAAACATTGTAACTACTACTGCTACTAGTCAAACAGTAGTTCAATTAATCTTTACTCTTCAGGAAGAAGTAGCTGTTCCTGCCAATGGTAGCGCTGTTGGAACGGCTATTCATGGTGAGGAAGTTAGCCTTAGAACTGCTAATGCAGCCAACATTGCTGACTCTAATGATATCGCTGGAGAGCTTCTAGGCTATTCAAATGGAAACCCTAATCAAAAGTTTACTCTTTCTGAAAATAGAGTTTCTGATGGAAGCGTCCGTGTCTATGTAAGGAACGGTGATTACTACAATTACTGGAGCATTGTAAGCCACTTGGCTGACTACGGTTCCACAGATGCGGTGGTATCACTTACAGCTGACTCTGATAATAATGTGTCTATTGTTTTTGGAAATGGAATTTCGGGTGTAATCCCTACTTACGGTGAACCAATCAAGGTTACGTATATCGTTGGAGGCGGTGTTGAAGGAAATGTTACTGATGGTCAAGTATTTACCATCAGTAAGGTTCCCCTATCAAGCGGAATTTCTTTGAGCTCACTGTCTGGTATTACCGCTAGTAATGCCACTGCTGCCTACGGTGGGGATGACCCTGAGAGTAACGACAGTATTCGTACTAACGCTCCAGAAGCTCTGAGAACTTTGAGAAGAGCGGTTACTCTTGCTGACTTTAGGTCTCTTGGATTAGCGGTAGACGGTGTAGGTAAGGCCGCTGCGCATGCAACTACCCCAACCTCAGTTGTACTTTACGCTGGACCAATTGTCTCCGACGTGTCCCCCGACTACTACCCAGGTATGGATTCTACAAATTCCGTAACTACAACTATATGGGACGCACTTAAGACCTCGGTAGTAGAGTACTTTGCTGATAAAATGCAAATAGGTACGACCTTAACCGTGGTTCCCCCGTCGTATACAGACGTTGAGTTAGTGATTGAGTATACTAAAAACCCTCAGTATACCGATGAACAGGCAATTGCCGCTATTAAGTACGGGGTTGTGTACGGTTTTGGATACAACTTCTTAGACTTTGATGGCGTTATTTACCCTGAGGATATCGAAGCAGCCTTAGTAAGTATTCCGAGTGCTCGCTCAGTTCGTGTTATTAGCCTGTACAGGTCTGGTGCTAGTGTTTCCAGGAGCACTTTGGCTCCAGCTGACGGAGAATACTTTGTTTTTAAAACAGCTAACCTTACTGTTACCCCAGTAGCAGGTCTTGGAGATATGTCAATAACAATTGGTGACGGTTCTCTAAGCCCTGCTTTTAGCCCATCTGTATTTGACTACAGTGTAGTCACCACCAGTGCGGCCTTTACTATTACGCCAACAGTTGCTAACAGCACTTCTACCGTAACTGTAAATGGAACCTCAGTGACTTCAGGCTCTGCAAGTAGCTCAATTCCTTTAGTTACAGGGCTTAACACAATTCCTGTAGTAGTTACTTCCGCTGACTCGACAGTAAGCAGAACCTACGCAGTTAAGGTCACTAAGTCATAATGATTAAAGACGAATTTGGTAACCGAAGATTTTTTGGCGTGTACCGTGGAGTCGTAAAAGACACGAATGACCCTGATGGACTAGGTAGGGTGCGTGCGGTAATACCACAAGTTCTTTTAACTGAGCTATCTGGTTGGATGTGGGTAGCAAAAGAAGTAAGCCTAACTACCAAATCAGTCAAAATTGGACAGGGTATTTGGGTTCAGTTTGAGGGTGGAGACCCATCGTTTCCCGTGGGCGTTGGATTTTTTGGAAATGAAGTTAACCTCGATGTTATTGACTGTGGAGTCATTGCTTAGGGCATTAGTTTCCAGTATTTATAGGAAAATAGTTTTAGATAATTAAGGAGATGTCATGGCATTTTATCCAGCTAGCGTTGCTGACTTTGGTACTGACCGTGTTGATGGAAGCAGCCCAGTTATTGCGTCAGATGTGAACGCACTGTATGCAGAAGTAAAGGCTATAGAGACTTACGTTGGTCTTAATCCAACTATTTCCGAATGGACTGGGTCTAGCTTTACTACAGCTACTACTGACTGGGGCTCTGTACACGCCAGAATAAAAAACATTGAAAAAGGTGTGTCTACGGTCTTTAACGATAGGGTGTCAAAGGCGGGTGGAACCACTATCTCTTCGAGTGGTACAACTGTTGGACTAACAGTTACTACTTCGGGTTCTGGTAACCTTATAAATCTTGCTGGAAACACCGTCGTAAACAGCACTGGATACATTGTAACTATTGACGGCGGAACAGCCTAGGAGTTCACCCCATGGGTATTTATAGTGGTTTCAATTACGGTACAGGAGTTAAGTATGGCTATGAAAGCCGTATCGAGTTCTCTGTAAACCCATTCACTGCGACGTCCCTTGACTATGACCAGGTGTACTTGAGCTGGGGAAATCCTGCTGGAACCATTCTTGGACTTAGAGTAGTTAGAAATCACATTGGGTATTCAGAAACTGAAGAAGACGGCGTAATTCTTTTAGACAAGTACACCTTTTCTACTCAAGTAACTTCACTGTACGACGTAGGGGCTACATCTACTCTAATACCTGGAAGCTATGCATATTATACTGTGTGGCTAATGTTAGGTGACTATTCTTGGATTCCTGCAGGTTGGACATATGCGCTAATACCTACGGAGCACTCCACTGTTACTGACGACGGAGTGCTAATCCGAAGTTCTCAGGATAAATTTGCCGACTTACTTCCAAAAGTATTTTTAACTAAAAGCCAAAGTTACGTTGATGAACTAGACACAACTTCTGATTTGTACAACTTTATTGGCGGATTCTCGTTTACTGTTGATGAGATTTTAACTTATGCTGACTTGCTTACCCCAAGTCTTAGCGGAGAGACTATCAACCCTGAGTCCTTGGGCGTTAAATCCTACCAGTATGGAGTCCTTGCCGAGTCTGACATTGGTATGCAAAGACAAAAGCGGTTGCTCCGTGAAGCCACTTATCTATACTCATACAAAGGTACTTCTGATGGCATCAGCACTCTTGCAGAAAGCATAACAAACTACGCTCCTACAATAACTTTAAGCCCTAATATTATGCTTTCTAATCAGGACAGCACCTTTAGGGGAGGTTTAGGAAACTGGAAGGCGGCTAATGGTGTGCTTAGCCTTGAAAGCTCCAGTCCTTTATACTATCTTTCAGGCTACCCCAGTCCTTCTTTTGAAAAAACTTTTTCTGCAAAGTTTGTCACTACTGACACAACGGCTACTCTTTCTCTAGGAACAACTGAGGTACTAACTACAGCAATTCCAGTTACCCCTGGAACTTCGTACAATCTTAGCTGGTACGCAAAAGGCGAACTAGATTATGAAAGCACCATCACTTCCACGGTGAAATGGTATGACTATCGTGGTGCGTTAATAGGTTCGTACACAGACGCCACACCGATGTCCGTTACTAGCGGTTCAGGACCCCATGTTGTTGCAGATATGGTTGCTCCTGGGAAAACATTTACCGTTCTTAGCTACGAGCTAGTGGCTGGAGCTGTAACACTCACTATTGACCCAGGTGCGGGCCACGGACTCTCTGCAAGTGACATAGTGATAGTTGCTGGTATACCTGCATCTGATAGCTCTACCGCTCTACAGGTGTCCATTAATGGGCAGTTTACGTTAACTGCGGTTACCTCAACCACTCTAACTTACGATTTTGTTGGTTCTGGAGTCATTTCTAGTACTACTGTGACCTCAGGAACTGCCTCAAGTACACAGGCTGCGTTTGCTGGAATCGAGCTACTTTTTACCAATGGCGTTATTTTAAATGAGACGTATTACATTGATTTAATTCAATTTGCAGATAGCGCTGCGGACAACGTAGGTGTGTATAACGAAGCCCGTGCCGTCGAAATTTACCTAGCCCCAAGTAAAACAAACTACCTACTTAACCCATCATTTGAAATCGATTACACTCACTGGGATGTGAACGAAGTTACTGCAACAGTAATCCCTGATTCTACCTTAAAAGAAGTTCCCCACGGTACTTCCTCCTTAGAGTTAATTACTACTGCAGACACTACTAGCAGCGCTCCAACCTTATCTACATCTGTAGTTGGAGCCATAAGCACAGGGCAGTTTATAACTTTCTCGTGCTATGCCAAGATTGCTTCGGGAACTCTTTCTACTATGAATCTAAGGCTTACAGCTACTGACAGCGGAACCACTACATCGGTATACAATGAAGTAGCTTTGGATTCTGGTACTGCAGTTAGTTCTCGTCCATCTTTGTCCACAACTTGGAAAAAAATTGAAGTAAACCTTTTTGTTCCTTCAAGTTTAGCTACTAGTACTACTACCCTCACCGCTGCTCTTTACGGAGGTACGGACTCCGCTACGCTCTACATTGAGGCGGCTCAGCTGGAGACTGGATACAAATCCACTGACTATTTTGACGGCTCACTGGCTTTTCGTGGAGCAAGCTGGACAGGGACTGCGCACGATTCTTCGTCAATTGTCTATGTTAATAAGGGTCCTAGAATTTCTCGATTAATTCAAGAAATTGAAAAGTATATTCCATTGAATACCCCTTATAAAATAACAACTGGGCCTGTTGCTAACAAAGTTGTAGAAACTTATGGGTATTCATCATAAGATAGGTGCATGGAAACTTTATTCTCTGTATTTATATGTAGTTTTGCTATTGCTTACTGGGCTGAGCTCACCCGTTCTAATGGGTTATTAAAACACCTTATTATCTTTCTTGGCTCTGTGGCCACTATTCCTTTTTATCCAGTTTCCTGGTTCTTAATTCCAATTGTTCTGGCCACGGCATTTTTGTCTGCTACTTGGATAATTCTGATTAATGCTGTAACATCTAAACCTCAAGTAATTCCAAGAAACATAAATCGAGTACTTTAACGGAGTAATATGGCTGAGTTAACCTCAGCAGAAGCAACCGTGTATGCAGCAATGCTTCGCCTTGTC